GCAAAGCTGTTTTTAACAGTAAGTGCTGTAGAATGTTCTGCAAAATATGCTGCGAACATCACGGTAGGGTCAGGCGATCTTTGCGCCGAAGCCATCAACGGAAGTAACAGAATCAGACTCAAAGGGTTTTCTATAGTATCTGGTGGCACAGCAGGGACAGTGGAGTTTATTAATAATACTCCAGAGAACGGATCTGCAGTGTTTAAGTCCCGCACTATCGGAACTGATAACACCACATTAGACAGAACTATACCGGCAGACGGTGTTTTGTTTGAAGATGGTATGTCAGTTAAATACACGATAGCCACTATAGACATGATGACTTTTTTCCATGGCTAGGCGAAAAGGCACAATGAAGGGCCACACCATTGGTGGAGGACATAAGCGTCCTACTAAGTCTGGTGCTGGGATGACTAAAAAAGGTGTTGCTAAATACCGTAAAGACAACCCCGGCAGCAAACTAAAGACCGCTGTAACAGGCAAAGTAAAAGCTGGTAGTAAAGCTGCTAAACGGCGTAAATCATACTGCGCTCGTTCTGCAGGTCAGATGAAACAATTTCCAAAGGCAGCTAAGAATCCTAATAGTAGGTTGCGTCAGGCAAGACGGAGATGGAAATGTTAGGACAGCAGTTTATAACAGGCACTCTTTTCGTCGCTTTTGTAGGCGTATGCGTAGCTGGGCTTACATGGATATCCTCCACTCTAATAGAAGTAGATAAGAATATAGCTATCATGGCTGTAAAGACTGACGCTAATAGTCAAAAAATAGATGAATTGCATACTATGTTAAAACCCATGTGGGAAGATTTTACGGGTAGAAACTACGAAGAGAATCTTGCATGGAGCAAAACCGAAAGATGATAAATGCCATACTTACAATCAAATATACCACACTTCAATGCGTGGGTTCGGAGAGAGTACACTAAGAATTTAGAGGAATATCATGGTGAATTTTTACATGCTATGGTGGTTGCCGTGACTACGATGCCCAACCGCACTCTTAGTTTTCAAGTCATATTCACAGGATGTGAGTCTGATGATACTGACGACCCTAACGTACATGGTGGCGCTATGTGGGCTAGGATGCCGCTGACAGCGCTTGTAGCTGATGTACCCTATGAAGAGTGGCCTACAGAGTTACCACCCTATCTAGCGCAACCTTGGGACTGTATGTCTCATTATCATTCAGTCTATAAGATTGAACGCGCATCTCCTGCACCTTGGATAGCCAAGGTAGACGGTGAATTTTATCCTGCTAAATATTACTTTACTGTTGATTATACAGATAGCGAAGTAGCAGACCACCCAGCACAACACAAACAAAGCCATGTGCTAGAGTTGTTAGATGCTGGTGAGTTGACAGGTAACATAGTAGCGTTACCAAATAATCGGGTGCGCGTTACGCATCCTGCATGGTTTGAAACAGGGCAAGGCGCTCCAGACTTCAGACCGAACCAACATACTTTCAATTCTAAAGAGAATGTAGGTTATGTTTGGGATACTGAGCGTGTGTTTAACAACTTGTATAAGGAAGAAAAAGATGCCGATTAAAGTTCAAAGATTACCGGGCGGAGAATTTCGCGGGGAGCAATCCGCCACAGCAAAAATGTTAAAAAATAAGAAGAAAAAGAAAGGCGTAATGCCTAATCAAAAAGGTATTACTGCTCCTAAAAAAGTTAGCCCCGGACAGAAAGGTATTACTGCTCCTAAAACTATTGCAGAAGCAAAAAAACGTGGTTCTAGTACTTTTACCGATAAGTCAGGTAAGAAAAAAGCTGCGGTAACAGCAGAAGAGTTGAAAGCGTCAGGTTTGTCTTTGCGTGATTATCTTAACAAGCAACAGGGTAAGACTCGCAGAGGACCAAAGACTCCTACAGTTACGCCAAAGCCGAAGCCTGCAAAACCTACAGCTAAAAAAGTAATGCCCAATCAAAAAGGTATTACTGCTCCTAAAAAAGCGGTATCAAAAAGCGGGATGGGTGAGGCAGCAGCTAAACGTAGAATTACGCAATCAGATGCTAGAGAAAAAAGATTACAAGCAGATTCTAAACGAGCACAAGCTGCGGCTAATACTGGTTCTGCCAATGCTATTAAGTCTCCTCTGGGAAAGTTTAGTTTGTTTAACCCGTTTGCTAAAGCTGTTGATAAAGCCACAGGTTTTAAAAGAAAACCTAGAGAAGTTGAAGGGTTAAAAGCCGGTGGCATGAAAAAAGGCTACAAGATGGGTGGCATGAAGAAAAAAGGCTATTCCATGGGCGGCATGAAGAAAAAAGGCATGGCTGCTGGAGGTCTAAACGCCGCTATCAAAATGGTGGACAAACAGAAAAAAGGCATGGCTGCTGGTGGTATGAAGAAAAAAGGCTTTTCCATGGGTGGCATGAAGAAAAAAGGCATGGCTATGGGTGGCATGAAAAAAAGCATGAAAAAGGGTGGTAAGGTTCGCGGAGCAGGCATTGAGAGAAGAGGGCTGCGGAAAGCGAAGTATATCTAATGCGAAGAAAGAAAGACCCAAGAGTAGGTACAGGCAAAAAGCCAAAAGGTAGTGGTCGCAGGCTTTATACTGATGAGAATCCCAAGGATACCGTGGGTATAAAGTTTGCTACTCCTGCTGACGCTAGAGCTACTGTGGCAAAGGTAAAGAAAGTAAGTAAGCCTTTTGCCAGAAAGATACAGATACTTACTGTTGGTGAACAAAGAGCCAAAGTCATGGGTAAGACCGAAGTTGCAAAGATATTTCGGCAAGGTAAAGAAAGCATAAGGAGGGCTAGAAACAATGCCTAAAGACGCTTGTTATCACAAAGTAAAGTCCCGTTACAGAGTGTTCCCGAGCGCTTATGCTTCGGGGGCTATTGCTAAATGTAGAAAAGTTGGTGCAGCTAATTACGGTAATAGTAGCAAAAAGAAGAAAGCTGCTGGAGGCGTTGTAAATTTTGACAATGGTGGTCTAGCTAGACGTAGAAGAAAGAGACCTACCAGCAACGGTAATGTGGCTAGAGGTTGTGGAATAGTTAGCCGTCGTAAAGTTACAAAGTACGTGTGAGTTATTTATGGCAGTCAGGAAAACAAAAAGTGGTCTAGCCTTAAAGCGCTGGTTTAAGGAGGATTGGAAAGATGTATCCACTGGCAAGGCGTGTGGCAGAAAGAAGGGCGAAAAGCGCGGAACTCCTTATTGCCGTCCTTCCAAGCGTATTTCTTCAAAAACTCCTAAAACTACTGGAGAAATGACAGCCGCTCAAAAACGTAGTAGGGTTGCACAGAAGAAGAGAATTGGACAACCGGCGGGTAAACCAAGACGTGTAAAGTCGTTAAGAAGGAAAAAGTAAATGGCTACATCAGGCACCACCGCATTTGATATGGATTTCACTGAAATTGCGGAAGAAGCGTGGGAGCGTGCCGGTCGTGAAATGCGGTCAGGTTATGACCTTCGTACAGCTCGTAGATCCATGAATCTGATGACTATTGAGTGGCAGAACCGTGGTATCAATATGTGGACTATTGATAGCGGTACGATATCCGTCACTGCAGGAACAGCTCAATATAGTTTACCTGCAGACACTATAGACCTGTTAGATCAAGTTATACGCACAAATGCAGGCAATACAGCCACACAGTCTGATCTCACCATAAGTCGTATTGGTGTTAGTACTTACGCCTCTATCCCTAACAAGTTAACAACCGGTAGACCAATACAGGTGTTCGTAGAAAGATTAGCTACGCCCAGAGTAAACCTATGGCCTGTGCCTGATCAGGCATATACGTTTGTGTATTTTAGGATGAGAAGGATAGAAGACGCTGGTAGCGGTGTTGAAACAGCAGACGTGGTATTCAGATTCTTACCTTGTTTAGTTGCTGGTTTGGCGTATCACATAGCCATGAAAACACCAGAGCTGGCTGATAGGGTCGCTATGTTAAAAGCAGCTTATGATGAACAATATACTTTAGCTGCAGGTGAAGATAGAGAGAAGACTTCTGAACGATACATACCAAGAGTTGCTAGGATTTAATTATGTCTAATAGGTTCGCATCCATAAAAAGAGCTATCGCAGAGTGTGATATATGTGGATTTAGATATAAATTACGTGATTTGCGTAATATAATAAGAAAAGGTAATAATACTAACTTAAAGGCATGTCCTTATTGTTTTGATTACGATCATCCACAATTAAAGCTAGGTATGTTTCCAGTGGATGATCCACAAGCAATACGAGATCCTAGACCAGATTTTGTAGGTTATGCAGAAAGTAGAGCGTTAAGATACTCAGGGTCTTTGGATAACAAACTAGAGTTTGTAATGAACGCATCTCTAGGTTCAGTAACAGTAACAACTTCTTAGGTAAAACAATGGCAATGACGAGGGCAAACATGAGCAAGCAAACAAGCACAAACGGGTTTCCTGATCTTACAGGTGACGGCAAAGTCACAAAAAAAGATATTTTAAAAGGTCGTGGGGTGTCGGGATTTAAAAATGGCGGTTCTGTAAAATCAAAAGGTGCAGCTAAAGGCGGTATTAAGATACGCGGCACAGGTGCAGCAACTAAGGGACTTATGGCTCGCGGTCCTATGGGGTAAGTTATGAATTATACTAGTTTAAAGGCAAATGTTGAGGATATATGTGAACAGACGTTTACAGCGGATCAACACGCCTTGTTTGCACAGCAAGCGGAACAGATGATCCATAACACTGTTGAGTTACCGGCTATGCGTAATGTGGATAGTAGTAGTTTAACTGCTGGTAACGAGTTTTATACTACACCTGACGGGTATTTATACACTTACAGTTTAGCTATAGTAAACAGTGACACGCAAACTTT